GCACCATCACTTGCGAGAGCGCATCACTGAGCGCCGTATCGGTGATCGAGAGGGTGTCGAGGACGATCGCGTCGAGCTCCGCCGCGACGTGCCCGACGGTGTACCCCGCCGGAGCGAACGCCGCCATTAGATCGCGGAGGATGAACCCGACGCTCGCGCCGGTGTATTGCCGGTTGACGAGCAACTGCCCGAGTTGCCACGTGTCGTCGATCGCGTTGCACGCCCAGTACAGGTTGTTCGGATTGCCGACCCAATAGCCTTGCTGGACCTGGAGCACGATGCCGCCGAAGGTGCGCCGGAACGAGTTTTTCGAGCCGAGCGTGAAGACGACCTCGGCGCCGAGCGGCGGCGGCGTGCCGAGGGCGACAAACGCGCAGGTATCGGGTTGATCATCGAGCGCGTCATGCACGCTCAGGCCATTGACGGTGATGCGCCGCGCGGGATCGCTGCCGCCGCTCGCGTACTGGACGCCGCCGATCGCGATGTAGGGCAGCATCGACATATAGCCGGAGCGGGTCGCGCTCGCGCGCGCCACGCCGCTCTGCGCGTACATGAACGAGGGATCGGTGCCGCTGATGGTCATGCGGACGGCAGGGTGTAGCCGGAGCCTTTGAGCGCCTGCGTCATGGCCTGCGAGACGGCGGCGGCGATCTGCGCGGAGGTGCTGAGGGTCGAGCCCTGGACGTTGACGGTGGTATTCACGTTGCCGGTCGAGGCGCTCGCGCCTTGCGCCATCGCCGCCGGAGTCAGGCCGCCGCCGATCGAGTAGCCGCGCGCCGCCATCGCGTCTTCGATCGCCTTCTGGTACTGGTTCATCAGATCGACGTTCTGCGTGCCCTGCGCGATCATCCGGCCGAGGCTCGTGTTATTGACTTCCGCGAGCGCGTCGTTCATGGCGGCCTGTTCGGCGGCGTCGCCCGCTTTGATTGTGCCCATCGCGTTCCGCACATTCGAGATCGATTGCACGATCGAATCGGACGCCGCGCCCTCGGCCGCTGCTTTCGCCTTGGCCGCCGCGATCATGGCGTCGGCGGTATCCTGCGCGGCCTTTTTCTGCGCGGTGAAACCGTCGATGGTGTCCATCGTCGTGATGTGTTGCTGGTCTTGGAGGTACTGCGTCGTATCGATCAGTTTTTTGGCGTTCGCTTCGGCGTCCGCGACCGTGCCCGCATTCATCACTTTGTAGACGTCCGCGAGTTTCTCTTTGTCGCTCGCGTGTTGCTTTTCCTGATTTTGCAGCGCCTTGTCGGCCGCGATTAACGCGTTCACGGCCTCGACCTGAATGTTGAGTTCGATCGCCACGTCCTTGGCGGAGTCGCCCGCCGCGATTTGATAGCGGATCGTGTCTTGGAAACTCTGGGGCAGTTGCTGCGCGACCGCCAGCCAATCGGTATACGAGGCATTGATCCGATCGGTCGCGTCCTGCCATTGCTTCGTGTACGTGGCGGCGGCCTGGACCTGCTGGTTCATCGCATCGACCTCTCCAGCGGCGCGCCCGTACTTGACCGCGACGTCCTGGACCTTGGCGCCGAGCGCGAGTTCGGCCTCGGCCTCCTGCTTCACGATCGGCGACAGCGTCGAGAGCGACGCCGCCCAATCGGTGGTGGCGGCGATGATGTTCGTGATCGCTGTTTGATACGTTTTCGTGGCGTCCAGGTCGGCTTGCAACGCCTTGACCTGCACGTCCGCGATGCCGAGCCGCTCCGCGACGTCGCTCGCGTTCACGCCGAGCTTCAGGAGCGCCTCGCCATCGGCGATGGTCTTCGCGTCCATGTCGTGCAGGGTATCGGCGAGATTGGCACTCGCGTCATCGATCCGCCCGAGCGTCGCGAGCCAGTTGTCGTAGTGTGTTTTTTGGTCGGCGAGTTGCTTATTCAGATCAGCGGTTGCCCCACCGAGGTTTTCGATCGCGACCGCCGCCTTCGCGATCGGCTCCGGCTGCGGGAGCTTCGGTTCCGGGATCTTGGCGACCTGCGCGGCATAGTCGATCATCGCGATATCGACGCCCTCGTACGCCGCGATGATCCCGGCGCTGACGCTTTTGAAGTCCGTCCACGCGTTGTGCCACTGCGTGCTCCAGCTATCGAGCACCGCCACTTGCCCCGTGCTCATTTTGATGGTGCTGTTCGCGATCGCATCGATATCCGACGTCAGGGCGGGCGTGAGTTGCTTGAACGAATTCCCGAACAGGGCGCGCGCCTCGGCGTTCTTCGTTTCCGAGTCGCCCATCTTGTCGATCCCGGCGGCGATCTGCACGAAGTCCTGGTACATCGTGTTGTTTTTGAATTGGTCCACGGAGATGCCAAGTTTGTTGAGCGCGCCGATCGTGCCCGCGTCACCTTGGCCGATCTTTTCGCTGAGGCGTTGCATGCCGCCCACCATCGAGTCGATCGGGACACCGGTCGCGGCGGCGATGTCCTGAAACCGCTGCACGTCGAGCACGGACGATTGCAGCTTGGCGCTCAGGTTCGTGATCTCGGCGGCGCCCGTCATCAGCGACTTCGTGAATTCGATGAAGCCCGACACCGAGGTGGCGATGCCGACCGCGCCCAGGACGCCTTGGAGCCCGCCGAGCGCGCTCGACCACTCGTCGGTGGCGGTCACGTTCGCCTTGGTCGCGTCCGCGAGATCCTGCAACCCTTTCGGCACATCGGAACCCATCGCCTTGAGCTTCTCGACGGCATCATTCGCGGTCGTGCCGACCTCGCGGAGCTCGTCGCTCGTGAGCGCGGCGGTGCCGCCGATCTTCTCGACCGCGATGGTCATGAGCGACGCCTCTTGGATCAACTCCCGGCCGGAGAACTGGTCCGACATGTCGTTGAGGCGTTGCTGCACGGTGTCGGCGCCCTTGCCGAGATCGGCCATCGACCATTGCGCCGCGCTGATCGCCGCGATGAACGACGAAAAGTCCGCTTCGAATTTAGCCGTCGGCATAGGCGCCTCTTGGTGCGGAATCGTTCAAGTACGCCACGAGCTCGGGATAGAGCCACATCGGCAGCGCGAGCAGATCCTCGTACGACCAGTGCATTAGGCGACAGATTGCAAAGTCGGATCGGAGACGGTCTTGCCACTCGAAGGCGTTTTTTTTTGCGCCTCGCGCGCCTCCTCCTGCTGCTTCTCGTGCGCGTCGATCGCCACGCGGAGCTCGCCAAACGTCTCGTTGTCGAGCCCATCGACCGCTTGCAGCGAGAGCGGCGCCGGGCGGCCCGAGAGGTCGAGCAGCGACCACTCGACCACATAGGCGAGGATGCGCGCGATCGCGACCCGGCGCGGATCGAAGGCGCCCTCGGTATACATCTGGCCGTACATCGCGCGGGTCTCGCCCGTCGTGAGCTCGCGCTTCACGTCGATCCATTCGTCCTCAGTGAAGTCGATCCGGTCGGTCTGCGGAGCGACAAAGCGACAGCGGCGCATAGCGGGTCATCCCTTCTGGAGGTGCAGTGGTTCAAGCGAGGCGGTGAGCGCGCGCCCGACGACGGCGATCGTGGTGATCCGGAACCGGAACACGCTGCGCGCGACCGGCGCCTCAAAGACCAGCGGCGTCTGCGCGAGGGCAAACGGGTTGGTCGTGGTGAGGCGCGCGGCCAGCGTCCAGCGGCGCTCGGGCGGCGGCGACACGGTGATCGTGTAGTCGTCCACGGCGGCGGCGATGTGGTAGCCCCACTTCACCGCGCCGCGAACGCCGTGCATCACGCTAGGCGGCCTTCGCCTCGATGGGCGGTGCGCTCGGAGCCGTCAGCGCCTTAGTCGGCGCCGGAGCCATCGTCCACGGACCCGCCGCGACAAACGTGCCGGTGATCGCGATGGCGCCGGTCGCGGGCACGTCGATATTCGCGTCGAGGTACGCGAGCCCTTCCCACTTCGTTTGCGTGGGCGTTTCGAGTGTGTTGGGTTCGAGCGTGATGGTGACGGGCGTGTTCCCGAGGGCAATATCGAAGAGCGTGAGGTCGGCCTCATCGTAAAAGCCGCCGACCGACCCTTTGATGTCGGGCAGGCCGACGACGTACACCATGTTGGTATCGCCGAAGCAGGTCACATCGGCCTTCGCGCGCGACATCGACAGCGACCATTTATTGAGCGACAAGACCGGTGCCGGTGTGCCTTCCGTGGCGTGATCGGTAGAGACCTGACCGTGAGATCCGTATGCGCGCATGGTGTACCTCTCCCCTGTGTTCTACGTGCGCCCAGCCCTGCCGGGAGTATCGAGCGCGGCGGCTTGCACGATGTAATGCGCGCCGCGATGTTGCCAACGGACCGACGTGTTCGCCGCGTCGGGTTCGTTGTAGTGAATGAGGTTGGCGGCCCGCTCGGTTCGCATCCAGGCATAGCCGCTGATCGTCAGCGGCACGTCCTGGAGCAGGTCATAGATCCGCTTGGCGGCCTGCGCGGCGGCGAGCCCGCTGGTGTTGAGCGCGACCGCCTTGATCTGGTAGCGAATCCACTCCCACGCGGGCCCGTGAAACTGGTACTCGTCGCCGCTGCCCATGATGTCCACGCGCACGAACCGCTGCGCGCCCTGCGGCGTCGCGGTGCCGAAATACACGCCATCGGGCATCAGCGCGGCGAGCGCCGGATCGGTGATCAGCACCGCGATCACCGCTGCGTCGATGGCCGCGCTATCAGTCTGGGTTGTAGGCACCGGTCACCTGAAACCCGGCACTCGTGAGGAGCGCCGCCAACTCCGCCTGCATCGTCGGTCCGTGCGTGTGGCTGATCGCGATCAGGCTTTGATCCGGATGCGCGGGCTCGCTGCCGCGATGCCAGCCTTGCTGCGTCGCGCGGTCTTGCGTGCCGTATTCCCAGAGGTGCGCTTCCGGCGCGGTCGAGCGCACCTCGATCGCATAGACGGCGGGTTTGCTCGTGTCCTCGACCTTCTTGACGCCCGCGCGCATCCGCCCGGATTTCGTCGGGTACCCGGCGACCGTTTCGGTCTGGGTGGCGTCGGCCGCTGCCGCGACCGAGGCGCGCGCCTGATCGGTCAACGCCACCGGCAGCGCGCCGAGCGCTTCGGTGAATTCTGCAAAGCCATCCCAGGTCACCTTGACGGACATGGGTCAGGCCATCAGCGGCGTCCGCTGCGGGCGCGGGTCCGCGTCGGTGATGTACTCGGCGGCCAGGACGTTCATTTCGAAGCGCTGCTCGCCGACCGCGACCACCGAGAGCACATCGAAGCGACGCGGCGCATGCTCGGGATCGGTGAGTAGAAACATCCGGCAGAGCGCGTTGACCTGCGGCAGGTAATCGCCGCTCAGGCGATGCGTCGCCAGGGTTTCGATCGTCCCGGCGATCTGCCGCTCTTGATTGGCGGCGGTCGCGCTGCTGATCGCGCACGGCCAGGAGTCGATCACCGTCGTCCATTGCTCGGTGAACCCGCCATCGCCATCGGGGATCGGCGCGCCCGGCGCATCGATGCGGACGCTGCTGGTGCGGGCACCGCGCGGGATCGTGGCCTTCATGCGACCGCCGGATCTCGCTGGCGCATCAGCAGCCGTCCGACCGTCATCCAGGCGGCGCCGTCGTTGTCGATCGGCGCGCCGCTATCGCCTCGGTTCTGCCAGAGGTTCGTCAGCATGACGAGCACCGCTTGCTGCACCAGCGGCGGGCACGTCGTCGCGACCCAGGCGGGATCGTTGCCGCTCTTGAGGTAATCGCGGATCGTGTCCGACGCCGCCTGAATCGCCCGCGTCAGGTCGGCGGTGAGCTCGGGCGAGAGCGGCGTCGGCAGCCGCAGATTCGTGATCGCGGTCGCCTGATCGACCAGCGGCGCGCCGGTCGGCGGCGTGATGACTGGCCGCAGCGGCGGATCGCGCGGCACATCTTCGGGATCGTTCGGGTACTCGCGCGTGGTCATTGCGGCGGCTCCGCCTGCGGCTTCGGTGGCGGCTCCTGTCCGGGCAGCGGCGGAGCGGGCGCCGCCGGTTTCGCGAACGGATCGGCCGCGTCGCGCTTCGCCAGCGCCTTGAGCGAGAACATCTGCTGCTGCATGTACGGCGTGTCGCCGCCCTCGGTCGGCCCGAGGCCGAAGTACTTGGCGCGCGCCTCGTCGGGCGACATGCCGCCGGAGCCGATCGAATCCGCCGCCGCCTTCGTCCGCGTCGGCGTGTCCATCCAGATCAGATCGTCAATGTCGAATTCGGTGCCGAGCGTCGTGCCGGTGCCGAGCCCCTCATCGAGGCAGGATTCGACGGCGGTCAAGAGCGCCTGGATACAGTTCGCGTAGTACTGCTGGACGAGCGTTTCGGCGGTCGCATGGTGCGGCGTCTCGCCGACGCCGACCATGTACGCGGGCACATGGAAGGCGGTACAGATGGCCGCGTCCGACATTTTTTGCTGGTCGGTCAATTGGGCATCGTGCGCCGTCAGGGTGAGCGCTTGGTATTTCAGATCGTCGCCGAGCACCGCGAGCTTGCCCGCGTTGGCGCCGGTGAAATTGGTCTGGAAGTAGTCCTTGAGGCGCGCAGCGGTCTCGTCGCTGATCGCGCCCGGCGCCGTGAGCACGCCGCCCGGTTGCGAGCCGTTCGCAAAAAACGCATTCGAGTTTTGCTGGATGTTGATCCCTTGCTGCGCGGCGACGCCTGCGGCATAGATCGGCGAGATGCCGATCAACGGATGGTAGAGCGGGCACATCCGGTCGTGGATGATCTCGCTCGCGGGCACGATCTCGGGCGCGTTCGGGTTGAGCGGATCGGCCGTGCCCGTCAGCCGATCGAACCCGAGGTAGTAGTACACCGAGCCGTCGTTCGCGACGTAGACGCGGACCTTGAGCGGATCGAGCACGTAGAGCGCGACCACGACGTTGCGCGCATCGCGGACCTTGAGGATGTAGGCATTCCCGGCGGAGAGCTTCGAGGTGATCCACTGCTGGATAAATTGCAGCGTCGTTTGATAGCGGTTCGGCTTCCGCAGCACGGGCGAGTACGCCGGGTTGGTCGTCTCCGTCCAGAGGCCATTGTCATCGAGCTCCACGAGCCGCAGGCGGAGCTTCGAGACATCGGAGGCGATGAGCGTCACGCAGGCATAGACCGTCGGGTTGCCCAGGGCGACGGTCGCGCTGATCTCCTGGTTCTGTTGCCACGCGCCGGTAAACGGCTCGCGGATGATCCACGGATACCAGCCGCCGCCGCCGCGCACCGACGAGACCGGCGCGAGGCCGCCGCTCGATTTGGTGATCGATAGGTCGTAGCCGAGCACGCGCATCCGAGGCGCGCCTTTACGCGACCTTCTTGTGCTGCTGGTTCGCGATGATCGGGACGTTGCCGCTGCTGCCGAGCACGGTCGGGTGATAGACCGCGCCGGTCACGAGTTGCACGGCCGGAACCTTGGCGCGGACCCAATTCGCGAACTGCTCGGCGCGCAGGCCGACGAGGTTGTTCTGCCAGAGCGAGACCAGGACCGAGGTCGCCAGCGTCGGCGAGTCGGGCACGGAATCCATCTGGACCGAGGCCTCGCGCGACACATCGATCGTCACGCCGCCGTCGTCGGCATAGAGGATGTACGGCGCGGCCAGCGCAATCAGCATGTTCCCGGCGGCCTGCGAGGTGATCACGCGCACGCCCGAGATCGTGCCGCCGGTCGCACTCAGCCCAGGGAAGTACGCCGCGCCGGTGATCGTCACCGAGAGGGCGAGCGCGAACGCGTTCACTTCCGACATGATCAGGGTCACGGACGAGAGCGGGATCTCCGCCGCCGTGATCGCCGACATCATCGCGTAGAAGTCCGCGACCGCATCGCCCGCCGACACGATCGGTGTGATGCCGTTCGTGATGCTCGCCGGGCTGATGTTGGCGACCGCCGCCTTCGTCGGGTCGATAAACTGCGCGTCCAAGAACCGCGAGATGCCCTGCACCATATCGTTCTGCACGAGCGACTCGGCATCGGGCGAGGAGAAGCGCGCGAGCTCCTCGGTGATGACGATGATCCCGGCGACCTTGGAAAACGTCAGCGTGGTCGCGCCGAACGACAGTTGCGTGACCGGCTTGGCGAAGCCCTGGCCGACCCACCCGTACGATCCCCCGGCGGTCTGCATCGGGACCGAGACGTTGAACGGGACGCGCCGCAGGTCGGGGATCTTGCCGATGATGGTCGCCGGGCGGAGCAGCGCCATAAAGTCTTCGGTCAGTTGCCGGAGCGGCGGCATCAACGGACCCGCCCACGTCGCATCGCCGGTCGAACCGGGAGGCACGGCCGCCTTGAGCGCGAGCGCGATCTCGGGTTGATCCGGCCACCGGTGCTGCGCCTGCTCGGCGGCGGCGGTGCGGTCGCCGCGCGTCGAGGCGAGGACCATCGACATCCGGACGAAGCCGAGGCCTTTCGGCACCACCGACTGCACGCGGATCATCGGCAGGTCTTTCCGCTCCAGCACCGCCGCTGCGGCGGGCGCGAGCTTGCTGCGATCCTCGACCGGCTGCGCGCTGGCGCGCTGCACGACTTCGAGATCGCGCAGGCGGACCAGATGCGCGTCCACCGATTCGAGCTCCTTTTTGAGTCCGTCGTATTCCTTCGTCTGATCGCCATCGAGTGTGACGTTGGCCTCGCCCGCCTTCGTCATGAGCTCGGTCATGCGATCGCTCTTGGCCTTGCGGGTCGTCTCAAACGCGGTGATCTGTTCGGCGATCGTCTGCTTATTCATGGCGAGCCCTTTCAAGGCCAAGGCGGCGACAGGTGGATCGGGAATGGGCGTGACCGGGCG